ACTGGTTGGGGTGGTGAATATTTCTTAGTTCCTGCTGACGTAATGGGATTAACAGGATTAAGTTCAACATCAGCTGTTGGATCATTAACAAATATAATTGATGCTACATTTACTTTAACTGGATTAGAATCAACATCAACGATTGGCTCTGTTAATATAGACTTTAGTATAAATGTAGCTTTAACAGGAATAGGATTAACTTCTTCTGTTGGAGCAATTACACCTGCAGACGCAATAGGACTAACCGGTCTATCTTTAACTTCTGCAAATGGTTTACTTGCTATTACATCTAATCCAACAGTAATTCCAACAGGGTTTGGATTAACTTCTTCAACAGGTGCTCTTGACCCTTCTGATCAAGTTATGGGATTAACAGGATTAAGTGCAACATCAGCAACTGGAACATTAAATCCAGCAGATGTTATGGGCTTGACAGGGGTTTCAGCAACTGCTAGTTTAGGTAATGTAGCACCTTTAGGTTACGAACGAATAACAGGTACACAAGATGCTGGTTATACGCGCGTTGTTGCAGGAGAATAATTTAATATATTATTGACAATAACTTTAAAATAAAATAAAAAAAGATACTAATTAGGAGAACAAAATTATGGCATCAACTTATACAGATCTTGGTATAGAACTAATGGCAACTGGCGAAAATGCCGGCACATGGGGAACAAAAACTAATAACAATTTATCTTTATTTGAACAGCTAACTGGCGGATTTAATGCACAATCAATTGCTGGTGGAGCACAAACTACAGCTTTAACAATCGTAGATGGAAATACTACTGGAACAGCTCAACATTCAATGATCGAGCTTACAGGTTCAATTACTGGAAACCAAATTGTAACAATTCCTTTAGATGTAGAAAAAATGTTTTACATCAGAAATTCAACATCAGGTGCTTACACAGTACAATTTAAATATGTATCTGGTTCAGGAGACACTCATACTTTTTCTGCTACAGATAAAGGAGATGCTTTTTTATTTGCAACTGCAAATGATGGAACTAATCCAGACATATACAAAATAGCAACTGGAGATGTAACTCTTACAGGCACACAAACTTTAACTAACAAAACACTAACTACACCAAAAATTGGTACATCTATTTTAGATACTAACGGCAATGAACTAATGCTTTTAACAGCTACAGGTTCAGCAGTTAATGAAATTACACTAGCTAACGCTGCTTCAGGTAATGCACCTAGTATTACGGCTTCTGGAGAAACTAATGTAAGTCTTAACCTAGTTCCAAAAGGAACAGGTCAAGTTCAAATTAATGGAAATACAGCATCAACTGTAGGAAAAGCTATTGCAATGGCATTAGTTTTCGGATAAAAGATAAACAGGAGAAAATAAATTATGGCAAACCCAAATCTAGTAAACGTAACATCGATAACAGGTGAATCGGTACAAGCGGCTTTAACTACTACTCTAACTACAGAGATTTTAGCGGCTGCATCAGATACACTTGTTAAAGTAAACAGTATCATAGTCGCAAACATAGACGGATCTTCATCAGCAGACGCTTCAATTTTTATAACTAAATCAGGTGGATCACCAATAGCAATAGCAAGTACAGTAGCTGTACCTGCAGATTCAGCTTTAGTTGTAGTAGATAAAAACACAGCTTTATATCTTGAAGAAGGTGATAATCTTGAAGGTGGCGCAAGTGCTAATGGCGATCTAGTTGCTACTGTAAACTACGAGATCTTAAACGACGCGTAAGAGGTTTAGCAAATGGCTTATTTCGCTAACCTTAACTCTGAAAGCATAGTCACTCACGTTGAGATCGTTAACGACTCAAATATTACTCCTGGTGATGACGCAGCTAATGAAGCATGGTGTCTAGCAAACTTAACTTCTGTCAATGGTGGTGTTTCTTGGAAACAAACTTTTAAAAACGGAACTAGAGGTCTTTATGCAAATGGAGACAACATCATATATAGAACTTCTGATTGGGAAGGTCACGCAACAGCAAATAAATTTGTAAGTAACATTCCACAAGCTTGGGCTTCTATTATGAGATTAGACGATGATAACTTTTTCGTTCCTATTATTGCAGATCCTGAGGTAGACGATCAAGGAAGACCTTTACCATATGATCCAAATAATGTACCTGATGATGGTATAGCGTGGGGTTTTGACCCTGATAATAATAGATGGCAAGGTGCAGTATATGTTGACGAAATTACAACACAGAAGTATTATGATCCTAACACAAAAACTTGGAGTAATGTATAATGTCTACAATAAATTTTTTAACACCCGGATTTAACAAAGCAGGTCAAAATAATATTGACAACCAAGGTGGAGTAATTGGACCAGAGAATGATCCAGTTATTAATGACTTAGTTACAATTTTTACATCCCCAGGAACTTTTAATAGAACTGCTACAGAAGGAACAGTTTTAGTTGTTGCTGGCGGAGGCGGAGCTGCAAATAGAGGTGGAGGAGCCGGAGCGGGCGGTGCAAGAATCGCAACTAGTCATCCTTTCCCTGCTTCAGGAGTTCCAGTAACAACTGGCTCAGGAGGTGCAGGAGATGGACCATACCCTTGGAGCAATGGCTCAGGTAATGGTTCTACTTTTGGAGCTTCATCACCAATTTCATGTACAGGTGGAGGAAGAGGTGGAAACAGACCTTACCCACCAGGTCAAAATAGTATTCCAAGAAAAAACGGTGATCCAGGAGGATCAGGCGGAGGAGCTGCTAGAGGATTTGGAGGAACACCAACTTCATCAGGTGGTAGCGGAATTTCAGGAGAAGGAAAAAATGGTGGACAAGGAACTCAAGACTGGGGCGGATACGCTGGAGGCGGAGGCGGTTATAACACTGCTGCATCTAACAGCGGAGGAGCTGCCGGTGATGGATTAGATATCACTCCATATTTTCCAGGAACAACTTCTATTGGTACACTAGTACCTGCTGACAGTGCATATTATGTAGCCGGCGGTGGTGCTGGTAATACAAACAGTGGACCTTCTGGTAAAGGAGGAGGAAACGCTGGTCAAAATGGAACTTCTGGTGGCGGAGGCGGAGCCTCTTATGGAAGTCCTGGTGGTAACGGAGGAGACGGTGTTGTTGCAATAAGCGAACCTGGAGCCGGACCTGCTAGATCTTCTGGTATGTGGACACTTAAAGCTCAATACACTGCAGCTATTAATAACAACTGGCCAAGCTAATTTTGACATTTTTTATGTAAAATAGTATAACTTTCGCAAAGAAAGTTATGAATTTAGAATACATTTACTGGTGGTTTGACGGAGTTTTACCGGAAAGATGGTGTGATTTTGTTTTACAATCAGGTTTAAAAAATAACAGATCTACAGCATTTATAGGCGATAAAGGTGATAAACACCATCACTCACAAGAAGAATTACAACAACTTAGAAGAATAAGAAATTCAGATATAACTTGGTTAGATCAACATTGGATATACAAAGAAATTCATCCTTTTATAGATACAGCTAATGAAAATGCAGGTTGGAATTTTCAATGGAATTGGACTGAAACAGCTCAGTTTACGGAATATAAACCAGGTCAATTTTATGGATGGCATCAAGACTCTTTAAGTCAATCTTATAAAAATAAAGAAAAAGAATATAATGGCAAGATGAGAAAACTTTCTTGTAGTATTTTATTAAATAATTCAAATGAATACGAAGGCGGTGAACTTCAGTTTAAATTGTTAGATGGTAATAAAGCTGATTCAAAAATTATTACAGTAAAAGAATCTTGTAAAAAAGGATCTATTATTGTTTTTCCTTCTTTCAATTGGCATCAAGTTACTCCTGTTACACAAGGCACACGCTACTCATTAGTAATGTGGAATTTAGGAGAACCATGGAAATAATAGATAATTTTTATAACAAAGAACAATTAGAAAATATAAATAATACTATAGAAAGTTCTACGTTTAATAAAACACATCAACCAGTAGAAGCAATAGATAAAAGAGAAAATGCTTATCCTTGTTATGAAACAGAAATATTAAAACCTAATAATTATATATTTCAAAATTTTGTTAGTTGTT